GGGATACACAGTTGATTTCCCCCTATTATCTTTTCCTTTTGAATTAGAAGAGACATATAGGTTCTTCCCCGAAACTCTTTCAAAAGAGTATTGTAGGAAGGGGATATTCACGGCAAGTGATCGTCAGAAACTGACCACTAGATTGCTCTGTGAATTAATTCAAAACATACAAGGATGTTTCGATGATATATTGGAATGTTTTTGGCTATCTGGCTTTCGCCGACCCGACAGAGATGAAAATTCTCTGGAAGGAAGGAAATATCGAGATAAATTATACGAGGTCAGACATACAACTATAACTAAAATTGTTAATCTGTGTACAAAGGAATCTTATTCCGCATGGATTGACTTCTTCAAGTATAAGTTAGCATCTTTTTATGCATGTCATCAAAAACAAATATTGCCCAAGTGTCCAGAATTTATCAAGGAAGATAATCCGGGAATTTTAATACCTGGCTGTGTGCATTTTTGGGTAAAACGATTAAAAGCTCGAGGAGGAATTGGTTGGTTTCAATTTATGGAAACCGTTCTGATGGGGATTAAAAGAGGTATGCCTCGAGCCCCTACGTGGCTTCTTGAACAAGAAGAAAAGAAATTATTTTTAAAATTAACAACTGAAGCCGAACAAATAGAAACATGTTCATTTCTGATAAGAGGTATGGAACGAGATTGTAACGTAAGTATCCTTAAAGATGAAATAACTCGAACAGTCAAAGAAATATTTAAAACCGAAATTATGACTGTCGACGATTGGGAAAAACCTTTCGTCGCCTCATTTAGCTCAAATTATAATAATACTAGAGGTGAACTCGGAGCTATGGGTTGGGTAAAAGAATGGATTGAATATCGACTGCTTTTTCAACAAAAGAAATTAGACGATTATGTCGAAGCAGCCAGCGACTACACAGGACCAGACGAGGTTAATATAGAAAAATATAGACGTCAGTGTGTTCGTGATAATGATGAATTTTATTTATTAAGAATTCCTTCGGAAGGATTCATTGATATTCAATATAAAGACTTTTTAGTCTCAGATCCTCAAAATAATAATTATAACATAGAAAGAAGAGGAATCTTTGATTTGATCAAAGAACTTGATCCTAATTTAATAAAATATAATGAAAAAACAGTTCAGGGTGTAGAAGCTAATCTAGAATTATTTGAAAAAACCTGGAAACTATTTTATTGGGATCTCTTTATTTTTGCGCGGGATCATGAAGATCCTTATGTTCAAGCGGTAGCTCTTGCCGAATCGATGAAAATTCGTTGTATTTCAAAGGGACCTCCTGCCTTGTATACGGTTTTGAAACCTATGCAAAGTTTTTTATGGAGAGTCTTGAAATCACATGACGTTTTTCGATTAATAGGAATTCCTATATCGGAAGACGATTTCGAACAAGTAATTGGAGAACTTGAACCGGATAAAGAAATTATTTCTGGAGATTATAAAGCCTCAACTGATAACTTGCATTCTTGGGCCAGCGAAACTGCTGCTACTACTTTA